CAGAGATCCAGGAGGATTGGACCTTAATGGACCAGGAGACGCGGGCCGAGAGGCTCCTCTTTCTTGAGGAGTTCTCAGAGGAGAGAGAATTGTTCTTGGACGACGATGACTACGTGGAGTTCCTGGAAACGGGGGCTATAGCCGGCTCCGGCTCACGCAACGTCAAAGACGCCATCAAATCTTTCTACGACCGACACAACGAGGGGGCCTGCCACCCAACGTGTTTTCTCCCGGTCTCTGCACCTCAAGTGAAATTGAGCGCCACCGCAGGGACTGGGGTGAAGAGTGGCACGAAACTGTCGACCGTCTCAGAGACTACGTCTCTAGAGGACAGTACGAACGAACCTCTGGCCCTGTTGGTGACGACGGCACAACCCCAGCTCTCACGAGCGGCTCGCAAGAAGGCCCGCCAGGCCTCAGGCGAGTCGGGAAGTGCTCAAAACGCCGAAACCACCGAGGAAAGCCTCCTACGGCTCTCTCTCGAGATGCGGAGCTTGCAATCGACTCTATCTTCACTCAGCGCCAAGCTGATGAAATCAGGGACTACGCAAACCCGCCCGCAGGACAAGAACTCGAAGCCTACTCGAAACACGTCAACCGTCCAAGAGCTTCCGTCCTCAAAGAAGAAGCTCTCGAAGAAGCAGTAGTCGAAGTAGCACGACTCCGAGGCATCATTTGCCTCGTCGAGTCAGCGACCGACCACAGAATGTCTCTTCGGGAGTACGAAAAGCTAGTCTCAAAAGCCCGTCACAAGGTTGATGAGAGTAAGGCACCTGGGTACCCACTCAACTTGTCTTACGCCACAAATGGCCAGGCTTTGGCCGCAGAATGGCAGACCATTCGAGCAGCGGTGGTTTACCGCCTCCGCTTGTTCTTGTCGCCAGACTACGACTTTGAGGCAGCCATGCAGGACCCGTTTCGGGCCATGTGTGACGGCCTCTTCGATCCCTCCACGGTGTTTGTAAAGAAAGAGCCACATCCCAGCCGCAAGGCTGTGGATGGTCGCTTTCGTTGCATTACGCCGGTCTCTCTTGTAGACCAGCTTGTGGAGAGTGCTCTGTTCACAGAGTACTCCCTCAGGCTGTCGGAGAATCTCTTCTACTCCGGAAGCGCGGTTGGAATCGGATTCACTAACCGTCAGATGACTGAGTTCAAAGCTTGGGTTGATCACAACACCCAGCTATACGGACAACCAGTCTCAGACGACATGTCTGGATTCGACGCCGTCCACACGCCACAGTCTCTCTCAGCGACTTGTGCGGTGGACGAGCTTTGTGTGCCCGGACTTCCGGACTGGCACCTCGCTAACAAGCGATGGACGCTGGTCTGCGCGAAGTCAATTTCAGTCTTCGGATGCCACCTCTTCATGAAAGTGGCCGAAGGCATGATAAATTCGGGCTCGAAGGACACATCGCGCCGCAACACACTCCTACGTTTGATATACTCGTTCTACCTTTCGATCATCTCTGGTCAGAAGGCTACAACGGCCGGCGCCAACGGTGACGACGGCCTCACGTGGGGGATCAAAGACGTTTCCGCGTATATCGCCGCAGCCGAAAGCAGCGGCATCAAGGTACGCGACGTTAACCAAAGCCCAGATGGAATCAGCTTCTGCAGCCACTGGTACCCAACAGGGTCCAGTCAAGCAAGCTTAGAGTCCTGGGCCAAGGGCGTCTATCGTATGCTGACGAAAACCACGTCGAAAGACGACGCTCTCCAGTTCCTGGATGAGTGCCGCTACAACGTGGACGAGTACCCACGCATTCGAGAGCTCATCGAAAGGAGATTCCC